GGGGAAGTTCTGCTGCTTCTTCTGATTCTTCCTCTTCGCCTTCTTCTTCATCATCCTCTTCATCCTCTTCAAGAATCTCTTCAAGTTCTTCTTCTGCTTTAGAATCAGATTCGTCTTCAGACTCTTCTTCTTCCTCTACAGTTTCTTCTTTTTCAAGATCCTCTACTTCTTCTTCTTCCTCTACTTCAATCCCTTCCCAGAGATCTACTAGTAATTCTTCATCATTTGGTTTACTCATTGTTTTTAAAAGTATGTGTTTTATTTTTCAATGTCAAGAAAAACTTTATAATTTTATAAACTTTATTTATATAGTTAGTCTTACATTACGTTTTCTTTGCACTTGTTTGTCTTTTTACTTGGATTTCTTTTTCCTTTAACTTCTCGTCTGCTCTATTTTTACGTTCTTCTTCCGTTTGTTTACGGGTTGCAAGGTTTTCTTCATGTTGTTGTTTACGTCTTTCAAGCTCTTGCTTCCACATTTCATCTACTTCTCTTTGAATATCTTGTTTAACAAGTTCAACTTCAATCTTATTTTGTCGATCAAGTTCCTTGTTACGATCTTCACGATCAAGCTTATCTTGTTCGTGTTCTATTTGCTGTTGTGCAATTTGTTGTTCTAGCTCCTGAGCTTCTTGTTGCATCTGCTCCATTGCTGCTTCAGCTTTCTTAATCTTATCTTTTATTTCAACAAAATTATCACTGGAAATGATTTCTCCAATAATACTCATAGGAACACCATTTTGTAATCCTGCTTGTCCGAGAGCTTTTAATTGATCTAATTTCTCTTGTTCAACAGAAGCATCTTTAACAAATACTCCAAATTCTGCATGAGTATATGTATCAGGATCAATATCTAAATATTCATTAAGTCCATCAGGAGTTACATATGCTCCTTTTTTTCCATTAATCCATGCAAGTTGACTATAGTCAATTATACTTTGTAAATCTCTTTCTTCAAAAGCAGCATACTTTCTAAAGTAATCTTCTGTAATATGAGAACTCTGAATAATTGCTTGTTGACTTGTAGCTTTTCCTTCATATTGATTCATTTCTCCCATACGTTGGCGAGTAATACCTGAGAGATATTCCCATTCTTCTTTGATAAAACGTAATAAGTTTACATATTGGTCTATTGTTTTAATAGACATATCCATTACAGTTTGATGCTGTGGATTAAATTGTATTCCTTCTTTAGCATAATCTACCCACGCAATACCTGTAGCTTCCACCATATACATGAACTTGTCCATACTCCATCCTTCAGGAATAAGTTGAATATCTATTGTTGCAAGAATATCTTTACTCTTTGCTATGGCGTTTTCAAGACGAAATTTAAAGATATTATAACTAAGCTGATAAGGAATTCCCAGTTCAAGAAGAGAAATGTTACTTGAATTACGATCATTATATGTTCTACCATTAATAGGTAATTTGCATTTACTTGGATTATCTATACTACTTCGTTGATGATCAAATGGTCTAATATCTTTATAAATATCTCCATCTATACGATACCCTTGCCATACTTCATTAATCCAATCCCATTCAATATCAATATCTCTTTCGGGATTAAATTCATAATCTTCATCTACAACTTCTTCATAGGTTTCTCCTAATTCATCTACATATGTTACAAATCCTACTCTTTTTAAACTCTTCCAATAGACTGTAACTAATTCTGTATACGAATCCCACTCATCATGAAAGATCTGCTCATCCTGATTGTACCAAAAGAAAATATCTCTATTGGTATTACGAGGAGATTGTAGTCGATCTACTTCTTCGTCTGTAAGCATTTTACGAAACTTATCTACAACACTATTTCTACTTACAAGTTCTCTGACAACTGCCCAGTTTCCATCTTCTACAAAATCTACATTAGGGTCTTTATCAAAATCTACATCTAAAGGATTAAGTATTTTTCGTTCAGGCTCATTGTTACGAATATCTCTATTACTAAATACATATCCACTAACTAAGAAATCAAACCATCCTTTTTGACTTTCATCATACCAACGAAGATAAGGTATTAAATAATCAATAGCTTTTTGAGCCATAATTGCTCGATTATCTTTCCAATTACGTTCAAATGTTCGTTCTACTTCTTCAGGTAGTTCTAATTCTTCTTCTGATTCTATACCTGTTTGAAATCCAGAATCATTGAGTTTATTAACAAACCATTGATATAAGTTACGTTTTACTTCTTCATTCTTTTCATGTTCTTTAATTGTAACTACATCACCTGAGCTAACAATTACATTCCAATTAAATGGACGTTTAGCTTTTTCTCCAAGTAATAGATCAATAGATGGTTTAAGAATATTGAAGTTTCGTAGTTCAGCAGGAAAGTTCTCTCTTTTCTTACCATAAGGTTGGAGTACATACGAATAGTCATTTGGATGTATCTTTCCATTGTAATAATCATATAGTTTGAGCAGCCACTGTCGATACGAATTATTACCCATTTGGAAGCTAGCTTGCTGAATATAGGCTTCCACAGTGTTTTCTTTCCACTGTTGATCTTTTTCGCTTAAAGGTAGGGATTGAACAGGTATATTTGTTTGACTCATAATATGATTATATTAGCTCTTAAAATAATAAACTTTTTGTTACTATCCAACTCCTCGATATATGCGATCAAAGAACTCTTGATGTTGGTTATCTTTTATTGCTTTAACTTTCTTATTAAACTTCTCTTTAAGATGGAACATACCAATAATAATAGCCATAACTCTATCGAAGTTCCCATCTTTATTAAACTTCAATAGTTCTTCAAGTAATGCTTTATCGTAAATGTTATGCAGTATTAGTTCTTTACTACCATCTTCAAATACTCTTGTTGGAGTAAGTAACCAGTCTCTAACATAGATCTCTCCTTGTTCTTTACGAGCTTTGGTCATGTTCATCCCATAGCTACGTTTTGTATTTCCTTGTAGTTCTTTCTTATCCAAGAAGGAAAATTGTTCCTCAAGCATATGAAGCTTTTTATATCTTCGAGCATATCCAATTACATCTCCACGATCATTTTCAAAACCAATCTTTGCATTATAGTATTCAGCAAGCATAAACATATTACGATTGTATTCATCTTGGCTTTTAGGTCTTCCTACATAACTAGCTACAATACAATTATTCATTGTTTCACTAAACTGATTTACTCGTTTAATAATATATGTTGCTCCAAGAGATATACCTGTAGTTGTTGTATCTTGTGCAAAGGGATCATGACAAGCAATGTATAAGTCATTAGGAATCTTTCCATTTAATCTCTTTGGAGATTCATAAATAACTACACATCCCTCTACTTTATCTTTCTTACCGTGTGGAAAATCAGTTACAGGTTTTACATCTGAATCTATTTTAAACTTAATTTTTCCATCCGCATCTTCATACATCATTCCCGGAGTTCCAAGAGCAGTAAATTGTTTACTAAGTACTCTATTTTTTTGAGCAGCTATTTCTTGTGTAGGGAATATATTAAGATCAAAGGTAAGTATTGCCTCTCTAGGCATAAAAGGAGTTTCAGCTACATATTGACTATAGGTATCACTATCTCCATCTGATTTCTTTTTCTTTCTTTCTTTCGCTTCATATTCAATAGCTTTATAAATTTGTGAGTTACCATGTTTATCTATAAAGCCTCTAAGATTTACATATATAGGAATAAAGAATCCAGAATAGGTATTTTGTGCCCCCTCATCCCATTTATTAGCTATACGAATACAGTCATTGCTTTCAGCTTTATAAAATAGTGTTTCTGCGCCTTGAAAATCTGCGCCCTCAGTTCCACCTGTTCCAAAAGCTATCATTATACCAAGAGCATCTTTACCTTCTTTAACTGTATGTTTTGTAATATCCCACGCAGTTTTAAGTTCGGGGAACTTGCCCATTTCTTCAAATAATATAAGTTCTCCAGCTTTACCACGAATACCATCGGGATTATCTTTTAGAGATATCCCTTGAACCATTGATTGAAATCCTTTAGCTATCTCTTTACCATTATCAATAACTTTGTATCCGCTTTTAACATACATTTGAGCAGGTCTATCAACTAACGTTGGTTGGCTCCATGCAGTATTATCATTTACAAATGCCATACCATCAAGAAATTTCTGATAGATGCCGTCTCCCTCAAGATACTTTTTATCAAATGCGGCTACAAAGTTCTTACTACGTTTAAGTAAGAAATAGTTACGAGTTAACATGCTTGCGCATTTGTAACTGTAACCTTTTCTACGTGCTTTAAGAACAGTTAGTTGTTTTTCCCCGCCTAAATCTTCTGGATGGATATCAACATCTAAATTTAGTTTTTCGTATCTTTCTTCACTTATTCCATAACGAGCGATATCTACAGTCCAAAAGAAATCATAATCTGAATCATAGAAATCAGGAAAGGCGAATTCTCTTTTCTTTACTATTCGACCATTACGTTCATATTCAATTGCACGATCAATTTGATAATAGTTTAAATAAAAATAATGATATCCAGTTATTTGAATACCGTTAGGAGCAGTAAACCCATTTAAGCAACGATCTCTTTCTCTATCCCAATAATCGTAATACTTCTTGGTTCCCTTTATCTCTTTGCAATAAATTCCATTCTTACGATAATAGTTAGCGGCAGGTTGTAGTTGCTGAGTATCTTTAAATCTCTTCTCTTGATAGTCTACTCTAAATTCGTCTTCTTCTAATTCAACCATATGTTTTAATTTGTGCACTAGTGGAGAGATTCGAACTCCCGACATCTTGTTTTGGAGACAAGCGCTCTAACCACCTGAGCTACACTAGCAATAAGTGTACCACTTGTATATACTTCATCCACATTAAATACGTACAAAATATAGATTCGATTAGTTGCATTTATCGTAAATAATAACTTCCAAGTACAAGTCCAAATGCTACAATCTCAATCCACCAAATAAAGTTTTCATTTTTATAAAGAAGTGCAATTCCAACTAGTAATACTACTGTAGGTATCCACATTCCATATAAAAAGAATAATCCACTAAATGCAGCAAGTATAGCTATAATTGTTCCTACATAATGAAATTGTCTTCCTCCAAATCTTCTATGTTCTATAGTAATTCCACTAAATATAAGACCTGCTGTAGTTATTACCCCATATAAACCCAACCCTTGAAACAAATTAAGAATAGCTATACCCCAAAGAAATGCAGTAAAATACCAACGTTCTTGTCCTTTTAATTTATAAGAAGAAGTACTAATACTTCCAATAACTCCATATCGCCTATAAATAAAACTTACGTATATTACTATAATTACCAGTTGTAGTGATGTTATTAAATCAGTCATAGTTGTTTATTTAATTGCCTAAGAGGTTGGATTCGAACCAACGGATTATCTACTTTCCAAAAGTAGCGAGTTCAGCCACCCGCATTGCTCCTAGTAATAGTGGAGATGTTCGGTAATGCTCCGAAGTCCAACTCAGCCTCCAATTAGGTTCTAAGCTGTCGAACACTTTTTCACCCCCATTTGTATAATAACTCATTCATTAAACTACTAAAAAACAGTTAATGTATGAAATATTATACGTAATCCAAAAGATAAACAATTTCTAACAAATATAAAATCTTATCTCCAAGACCTTCTAATAGTATCATCTGTTTGTCTTTTAATTACTTCTTGTACATCTTCTTCTGTATGTATAATCTTCTTATCTCTTAACTCTACACAATCACTACAAATGAGAGGACCACTATGCGGTGTTTCTTCATCTGTATATTGTTTTTGACAAGAAGGACAATAACTATATGATTTCATAATTAACCTGCGTTGTAGCGTGAGATCTCAACCCCCTTACGAGTTTTACTCTTACTTTGTTCCTTTTTAATTTGATCTTCCCACTGTTCCATCTTTTGAATAATATCTCCAACATCCTTTAAGTTACTCATTAAGTCTTTAGCACTCTTTCCCGGATCTTTAGATTCTTCAGGATCAGCATTCTCAAAATACTCTCTAAGTGTTCGTACTGCTTTACGTGCAGATTCAAGTAATAATGAACTATCGGTTTGATTAAGCTCCCTATATTTATCTATTCCTTTTTGAAGAAGCTTTGTTGGTTCCTTTCCATCAAGTATATCATCTTTTAATTCTTGCTCTCGCTGAAGTCTGTCTTTAACAGCATATGGAGATTTCCAATCACATAAATAGAATATATATGTAAAATACTTATCAGCATCTTTATGTGCTGCTATTTTATCAAAAGGAGCTATTTGAATTAACTCCTTGCTGATATTAACTCCTTGCTGATAATAGCATGTTCGTCTTCATATTTAATTAGGCTCATGTGGTGTTGTTCGTTCTATTAATTCATTTATATATTTAGAAGCACCAAGTCTAATTGCATTTTTGACTCCAGAAGATATTCCACCAGAACTAATTATAAACTTATCTACTTCTTCAATTACACAATTAGCTATATTATTTTTTTGATTCTGCTTAAACTGTGGATCTATAGTAAACTGTTTAATTACTTTAGCTATAGCATCATCTAATGTGCATTCACATTTAATATCACCATCGTAATATATTTTATATCCATTTGGCTCATATTGTGATTCTTCTTCATAAGACTCTCTAATATCATCTAAATGTTCAAGTTCAATCTTATGGTCTATATCTTTAAACACTTTTGTTAACTTAACCATATTCTTAAA